CTTCATCTATGACAGAAAAGATGTGGACGTAGAAAAATGGATAGATGATGTAAGAAAAGAACCGATACAAATTCCTGAATATACGTATGATATTCATACGAGAAAAGGAAAGATGAGGGGTAGGACTAAAGAAGACTTTTTTCGAGAAGAGTATGAGGCATTAAAGCCGAGAGAGAAAGGATTATTTGATGATATGGTTTAAGTGAAACAATAAGAAAACGGTAGCTGCTTAATCGCAAGGTTAAGCTGTTACTATTAAAGGTAATTTACAGACTAACTAAAAAAGATGTCTAACATTCAATAAATTACAAAAAATGACAAACAAAAAAAAAGCTCCAAACGATAGTGCAAGAGTAAAAATGACGGTAAGAGAAAAAAAGAAAATTGCTCTTGGGTTTTATGAAAAAACAATGGGGAATATATCGGCAACATGTAGAGAAATGGGTATATCAAGAGAGACGTTTTACAGATGGTGTAGAACAGATAAGAAATTTTCTAAAGCAGTTGACGATATATTAGAGTCAAACATCGATTTTGCGGAGTCGATGTTATTAAAGAATATACGAGAGGGAAAAGAAACATCATTAATTTTTTTCCTTAAAACAAAAGGCAAGAATAGAGGATATATTGAAAGAACAGAACACGATGTAACGATAAATCCATTTTTGGAATTAATGCAGTCTGCTACTTCTGAAGAAGATGGCGAATAAGAAGTACATAAAGAAGTTTAAAGAATGGCAATCGGATTGGAATTTATTCTGTAAGGAGGTATTGAAAGCTAATTTAGACAAAGAACAGAGAGCTATTATAACGTCTGTACAGCACAATCCGCTAACAGCCGTAGCAAGTGGCACATCGAGAGGAAAAGATTATGTCGCCGCATGTGCTGCTTTGTGTTTTATGTATTTGACGCCAAAATTTGATAAAAGAGGGAACTTAATTGAGAACACCAAGATAGCCTTAACAGCACCTACGGGGAGGCAGGTTACTAATATCATGACACCAGAAATTAGGAGATTGCTCAGGCAAGCACGAGTGTTGCCGGGCAGACTGGTGGCTAATGACATCAGAACAGATTATGAAGAATGGTTTCTAACAGGATTTAAGGCAGATGATAACAATACAGAAGCATGGTCTGGGTTTCACGCAGTTAATACAATGTTTGTGGTAACAGAGGCATCGGGTATATCGGAAGATATTTATAACGCTATCGAGGGAAACTTACAAGGAAATTCGAGGTTATTAATTGTATTCAACCCGAACGTTACGACAGGATATGCAGCAAGGGCGATGAAATCCGAAAGGTTTAAGAAATTCAGGTTGAACTCCCTTAATGCGGAAAATGTTGTAAAGAAAGAAATTGTTTATCCTGGACAGGTTAACTATGAATGGGTGAAAGATAAGGTAGAGCTATGGTGCACAAGGATAACGGAAGATGATTTTAACGAAGGTGATGGAGATTTTGTTTGGGAAGGTAATATGTATCGTCCTAATGACCTTTTCAGGGTTAAGGTACTCGGAATGTTCCCGAAGGTCGCAGAGGACGTACTTATACCATATGAATGGATTGAAGCCGCTAATAGAAGATGGGAAGAGATGGAAAAACCGAAAGGGAAATCAAAACTTGGTGTCGATGTGGCAGGTATGGGAAGAGATTCAAGTGTGTTATGTGCCAGGACGGAAAATTACGTTGAGGAGTTTATTGCTCATCAGTCGGCAGGTAAAGCAGATCACATGCACATAGCCGGATTGATTGTACCTTATTTAAAGAAAAAATACGATGTATTTATCGACACGATAGGAGAAGGTGCGGGTGTTTATTCACGACTTGTGGAATTAGGGTATTCGAATGTGTACTCGTGTAAATTTTCAGAAGGAGCGAATAAACTATCCGATGTAACAGGAGTAAGGGAGTTTGCAAATTTGAAAGCATATCTTTATTGGTGTGTAAGGGATTGGCTTGACCCTGCAAACAAAACAAATGCAGCTTTACCTTATAACGATAAACTATTGGAAGAGGCTACAGAGATAAAATGGAAAATACAGTCTAACGGCAAGATAATAATCGAACCGAAAGAAGAATTAGAAAAGAGGCTAAAAAGGTCTCCTGATTATTTCGATGCACTTGCCAACACGTTTTATCATGAATGGACTCCGATAAATGTACAACAATTACTTGATGATTTTAGATAATTAAAAAATACGGTTATGATAGAAGAAATTTTTAAGCAAACAGACATTAGCGACATAATAAGTTCGCTGAAGAAAAAAAATGTAATCGTCCCTAAGTGGGAGAATTTACGTTCCGAATATGACGTTACCGAACATGAGGTAATGAAAGACCAAATTGAGCGTAAAGACCGAAAAGGTGTTAAGGCTGCGAGGATAACGTATGGTATGCAGAAGCTCGCTACACGTAGGATGACCCAAATGGCTTTTACGTTACCTGTCAAGAGGACATACAAACATGGTAATGATTCTCTTAAAATGGAGCAAGCAAAAGCGTTAGAAAGGCTTTATTATAAAGCAAGGATAGACTCGTTAAACAAGAAACGTTTTAAAGCGTATTTCGCTTCATGCGAGATGGCAACTATTTGGTACGTAGTAGAGCAGGATAACAACGACTATGGGTTCAATTCAAAATACAAGCTCCGTCAGGTCACCTATTCGCCGATGGACGAGAAATTCTCTGGCTTGGAGCAAGCGGAGATATATCCGTTATTCGACAAATATGGAGATATGATTGCGCTAAGTGTAGAATTTATGCACAAAGAGGACGAAAAGGAGGTCTATTACTTTGAGACTTACACAAGCGAGAAAAAGTATTCATGGAAAAAGGTAGATGGTGTATGGATAGATAACGGTGTTTCTAAAGTACCAATAGGAAAGATACAAGGCGCTTATATTAAACGTTCTGCTCCTATTTGGGAAGACCAAACAAACAATATCCGAGAAATAGAGTACACACTTTCCAGACAAAGCGATATTATCCGAAGGAATACAGCTCCTGTGATGAAGGTTAAGGGAAGGCTTATAGATACACCTGCACCGCAGAGCGATGTATCCAGAGAAGTTTATCAATTCGAGAACGATGGGGACGTTGATTACGTTAAACCACCTGTTGACCACGAGTCGGTAGATTCGTTTGTGAATACGCTTAAAAATAACATAGCAGAGGAACTTCAATTACCTTCTTTGGCACTAAAAGACATAACAAGTATAGGGCTAACAGAAGAATCCAGGAAACAAATACTTATAGATGCTCATTTAAAAGTTGGAGAAGAAGAAGGGGATATTATCGAATTCTTGAGTAGGGAAGGAAACGTTCTCAAGGCATTCTTGGGATTGATGAATGCCAAGTGGAAAGATTCTATCGGTGAGCTTGAGGTAGAACATGAAATTGTACCGTTTGTTATGAACAGCGAAACAACAGACATAGAGAACCTTTCTAAAGCCACAGGAGGCAAGCCGATAATGAGCCAGAGAACAGCTATTCAGAGGGCTGGATATATAAGCGAAGAGGAAATAGATGAAGAGGTAAAAAGAATACGAGAAGAAGAAGAGGCTGCGGCAAGCGCAGACCTATTTCAACCAACATTCTGATAGCAAATCGTGACATTTGTCAATAAAAAAATACAGAAAATGAGGGTATCATAGATGGGGCACATAACAAATGTATAATTAATTATGTCTATCAAAACAGATAAAGAACATTTCGCAAGAACAGAGAAATTTGTAAAGGAGATACAAAATTTGTATTTCGAAATAGCCGATTATTGTGCTATGCTTATAGCTGGAAGTGCTCCCAAAACCGAAACATTTAAATTTAAAGATTATCCTGTAATCAATAAACAAGTCGATACACTTATAAAAAAAATGAGAGAATCGATGCGTGTAACGATACAAAGCGGCATATCATCAGAATGGAATTGGGCGAATGAAAATAACGATGAGCTTGTGCAGAGATTCTTTAAGGATATAAATCTTGCTCCAAAAAAATACATGTCAAGAAATTTAAAAGCACTAGAAGCATTTCAAAACAGAAAAATAGGTGGTTTAAATTTATCCCAACGTGTATGGAATTACTCAAGCCAGTATAAGGTTGAATTAGAGCATGCGCTTGACGTAGGGATAGCGGAAGGAAGGAGTGCTGCGGAGTTATCGAGAGACATACGAAAGTATCTTAGAGAGCCTGAAAAGCTATTTAGGAAGGTGCGAGACAAAGATGGGTTTTTACGACTTTCTAAAAGTGCTTTAAAGTACAGTCCAGGTGCAGGTGTGTATAGGAGTTCTTACAAAAACGCTATGCGTCTTGCAAGGACGGAAATAAATATGGCATATCGAACGGCAGATCATTTAAGATGGCAACAATTAGATTTCGTTGTAGGAATAGAAGTTAGAAGGTCAAATCGTAAATATGATTGTGTAGTCTGCGAAAGTTTAGCTGGTAAATATCCGAAAGATTTCAAATTCACAGGGTGGCATCCGCAATGTTACTCTGATGACAGTTATGTTTTAACTAATCATGGCTGGAAGTTATTTAAAGACGTTGAATATACGGACAAAATATTTTCTTTGAATCCCATCACGAAAATACCTGAATGGGTTGGAATAGAGGATATGCAGAAATATTATTACGTCGGGGAAATGGTTAGGTTTTTCAGTAGTAGATTAGATAGCTTGGTTACACCCGACCATGAAATGATTTACATTGATGAATCAAACAACCTTCAAAGAAAGCAAGCATTTGAATTCAATGAAACAGATGGAGCATTTTATCGTGGGCTAAAATGGAAAGATAATGATATAATACCACTATTTGATAAAGATTTTATCCAATACAACGGATATGTTTACGATTTGACGTTGAAGAAAAACCATATCATGTATATCCGAAGAAATGGTAAATGTTTTTGGGGTAGTAATTGTCGTTGTCATGCTATTTCTATCCTTGCTACCGAACAAGAATTAATGGAAAGTATCGAAACAGGGAAACCGATAAAATCGAAAAATGAAGTACATAGTGTTCCGAAAAACTTTAATAGATGGGTTGAAGAAAACAAGGATAGGATAGA